GACGGGCGGGGGGAGCGGAAATTGGCTCCGCGGAAGCACGTTCGTCCTTCGGGATCCCTACACTCAGGGCGCGGCACCGCTCAGGATCTTCACGGAGAACCAGGGCGGCGTGGAGGTCTACGACGGGGGTAAGAGCAACGCAACCTCCTACGCGGCACCGCGGACGTTCTTTGTGCTGGATCCCACGGTGATCGGGAACGACAACGCGCACCCGATCAAACTCCACCGCGCGACGGTGGTCCGAGGCGGAGGGGCCGGAGGGGGAACGGAGGAGGACTTCCACCTTCGGGACGGCGTTCGGATCTACGACGCGGGCGGCGGCGTGGACACCCGGGATCCGGCCTTTGCCCTCGCGGTGGACGGGGGCTTCCCGGAGGATCTCCCGACCCTTCACACGAAGCCGGCCTTCGCGGCGGATACGGTCGGGGGCGTCTCCAGGGGTCACAACTTCCGGGACGACTTCATGTCCTACGACCCCACCACCGCTTGGACGAACGCTTGGCCGCAACCCCCACACTACTACACGTTCTTCGTGGGTGCCGGGACGATCACCCCGCGGGACATCTCGAACGGCGCGGGGTACGGGCACGGGTGCGTGGAGTTAGCCACCGGGACGAACGTCAGCGACGTTGCGGAGCTGGGGATCAACTCTATCTGCTGCAACCTGGACACCGCGAAGGACTTTCGTTGGTCCTTCCGCGGACGCTTGAAGGTGGGCAGCGTCACGAACATGACCTGCCGCTTCGGGTTCTACCGGGGAACCGGGAGTCAGAGGTACTACTTCGAGTGCAACAACGGGGTCTGGAGATTTGTCTACTGGAACGGAGCCGGGTACGTGGTCTCCGCGGAGAGCTGCAACGCCACGGTCGGGGAGTACCAGTGGTTTGACATTTACCTGTCGTCTAGCACGGTCGTATTCGTCGTGGAGCGGAAGGATCACGCCGCTGGGAGTTACATGAGCGGAGCTTACTCCATCCCCAACCTGGACGGTCAGGCCGGTGGGATCGGGGTGAACTGCTGGATCCAGACCCAGATCGCCGCGGCCTCCAAGTCTTGCGTCTTGGACTACTGGGAGGTCTTCGACACGGAGGTCTTGTACGGTAGGCTTGGAAACTCTCACAACCTGAACCACCCGTAGGAGGATTGGAATGCAAATAACCGTGGAGTGCGCGGAGTGCTCGAAGGAATTCGAGTTGACGATCCCCAGGGATCTCCCCGCTCAGATGAGGTTACGGAACGCAGGTACGCTCTCCGGGGTGACATGCTCTCATTGCGGGGGAGAGTTGGACTTGGAGACTCTGGATCTAAGCGAGACCGTCAACTCGAAGGCGAAGGAGAAGTCCCCCGCGAAGTCGAAGAAGTGCAAGAAGAAGGCTAGCGAGAGGCTGGCAACCCCTCCGGATCCGAACTTCGAGTACGGGGTGGGAGGTGCGAAATGAACGCCCCGGAACTGGATAGCAAGGTCACCGCAACGGAAGCGGACGGTTGGCTCGTGAAGTCCTTCGAGGTTCCGGCGGAAAGACCAGACCCGTCGGTCTTCAAGTTGAAGGGGGTTCCCCAGGTGGAGGGGTTGGACTTCACTCTGGAGGGGAACGTGGTAACCTGGCGGACCGCAATCTCCCCCTACGCGCGGGTGGAGATCTTCGACTCCGGGGACTCCCTGTCCTGGGGTTGGTCCGCGGTGGCTGGGGAAGACAGCTAACAACAGACCCCGGAGAGACCGGGGAGAAAGGTGGTTGGGATGAGAAAGTACCTGATCGCGGCGTTCTTCGCCGCCCTACTTGCGGTTGAGATTGGAGGAGTCTACTCGGACGCGTTCGCAGGCACGGACGCCGCGGTCTCGGGGGTGACCGCTCCCTCCACTGCCTCCGCGGAAGTGAAGCTCCTGGACTCCTCCGTCGAGGTGAAGAAGGCGGACGCGGGGACCACCGCGGGGAGTTCCAAAGATCCCCCGGTAGAGAAGAAGGTGGAGGGGACTCAGAGTTGGTGGCAGGCGTTACTCTACGACGTTGTCTTCAACTTTATCCTCCCTGTCTTCACCCCGGTGATCCTTGCCCTTCTGATGTGGCTACTTCGAAAGTGGGGTCTGAAGATTGAGTACGAACGCCTGGAGAAGGTGGCGGAGTTCGGCTCGAACTACGCGGAGCAGAAGGGAGCGGAGTGGCTGAAGGAGAAGGGAGCGAAAAGCCCCGGGGCGAAGAAGGAGGAGTGGGCCTGGGAGCTGGTGGAGTCCCTGGACAAGAAACTGAAGGGCTCCAAGAAGCTCCAGGCGCTGCTCATCTCCAAGATCCCCGGGGCGGAGGCCTCCGTCTCCGAGGCGGCGAGCTACAAACCGGACGCCGCGATAAGGGAGGAGTAGGGAGATGCCCTGGTGGGGTTGGTTGCTCCTGGGAGCCGGGGTCTCCCTCCTCTCCGTCTTGATCCTCTGGCTCATCCTGCGGAAGCGGGGAGGTGGGGAGGTGGACCGCGCCGCGCTGGCGGACGTGAAGTTTCGTCGCCTCCGGGAGGAGTTGGAGGCGGAGTCCGAGATGCGACGTAAGGCGGAGCGGATTGGAAGGGACCTCGAACTGGAGCTTCGCGGCGTTGCGGAGCGGAAGAAGAAGAGACTGGAGGAGGTAGATGAAGAGACTCGCAAGCGCTTTTCTGACCTTTCTGACGATCCTGACGCTCTCCTCTCCCGGGTGGACGAGATCCTCTCCGGAAAAACCGGAACCGGACCTCCGTAGGGTCAAGGTGGAGGTTGGAAAACCGGCACCCTTCTCCGGGATCCTCCTGACCCCGGCGGCGCTGGCGAAGGTGATCACGGAGTTGGAGCGGAAGACGGTAACCTGTCAAACGGAGAGGGACGCGGAGCGCGCGGAGGCGGAGGCGAAGCGGAACGCGGCGGAGCAGGTCTGCACCGCTCGAGTGGACGCGGAGAGGGCCAAGACCGCGGCGGTAGCAGGTGAGCGGGATGCCCAGCGGGTGATCTACGAGAAGGCCCTCTCCAAGTGCTCCGCCTCTCCGCCCTGGTACAAGAGCCGGTACCTGGCGTTTATCGCCGGTGCGGCGGTCGCGGGTGGGGTCTGCGCCGCCCGTTGAGACATCTGGGAAAGACCGCTAGGAGATGAGCCGCCCCTCCGCTATCCTCTAGGGGAAGAGAGGGATTTTTGTTGACCGGCTTGACTGGTGGTTCAGATGACGTCGTCTCTACTGAAAGGACTGCTGGAGACCGGAGCACCGTGGGGTATCCTCTGCGCGGTGCTCCTGGCGGCTGTGTTCGCGCTCTGGCGACGTTGCAACCTCGTTTCGGACAAACTGTACGCCCTCGGGTTGGCTCAGGTGGAGCACGATAAGGAGATCTGCTTCGTGATGGAGCGGATCCGCGAGGACGTGAGGGAGATCAGGAGGAACGAATGAGTAGCAATTCCACCGGGGGTAACGGAGTGGGACACAGTATCGGGAGCGTCCTCCTGCAGATGAAGGTCCTCCGCCCCCGGGAACTGGCCGCGATCCTCAAGATCCAGGAGAAGTTGAGTCCGGAGGAACTCCTCGGGGAGTTACTCGTCTCCCGGGGGTTCGTCACCCGGGAACAGTTGGAGACCGCTCTGGAGTCCCAGCGGGCGCTCCGCTCCGGGAAGCCTCACGTTAGGGCGCTGGCGGTGGCCAGGGTTGCGGAGATCTCCGGGGGGAGGGTCCAGCGGTTAATGCGACGAACCAGGGCGGAGTGCGAGGCGGCGCGTCGGAGGGTGACCGGGGAGGATCACCCCGCGGTCACCTCCCAGATGTTGGCGGTTGGGGAGGAGGACGGGAGATGAGCGGGGAGAAGCAGACGGACGGGCTGCAGAAGCTGAAGGCTCGAGCTATCAACGCCCTGATCTACCTCCTGATAGGGTCCCCCGGGGCCTACGCGGCTTACACGAACCAGGACCGGGCCACGGTGGAGATTGTCCGGAAGGTCAACGTGAAGCGCGCGGACGACATCGAAGGACTTCAGGACTGGACGCGGTCGAACAAGGACCTGATAGAGAAGCTAGCGAAGAGCCTGGAGGAGTTTCGCCGGGAAGTCGCGGAGGACCGCCGGGAGACGAACCGGATCCTCTTCCAGCTGGCGAACCGGAGTCGAAGCAAAAGCGGGAGGATCCTCCGGGAGGAGATCCGGGATCGCCGGGAGAAGCCGGAACCGGTCCCCAGGATCACGGCGCAGATCAAGTCGCAGCGGAGGAAGCTCCCCACCCTGAAGCGCCCCGCCAAGGCGCTAGCGGACCTCTGAGAAAAAATCGCTAGACGTCACCCCAAATTTGGAGTATGGTTCTCCGCGTAGATGGGAAACAGCCCGGGGCGGTCGAGACCTCCTCGGTAACGGAATCCCCGGGATGGTCTACTTGAGAACCCCGCTCTTCAAAAAGGGCGGGGTTTTCTTTTATCCGGAGTTAAGTCGAATGACTCATTTTGGGATAGATGAGGGCATGAAGACGCTCCCGATCACCGTAGACTCCCACCTGAGGCTGAAGACCCGGGACCTGAAGGCGGCGGGTCTCCGCCTCCGGGACCTCTTAGACGAGTTCGAGTACGACAACCCGGAGTACTGGAAGAAGAAGCGGATGGGCTTCTATACCGGGGACACCCCGCGGAAGCTCTCTCTTGTGGTCCGGAGGGGACCGGAGATCGCCCTCCCCCGCGGGGGCTGGGACCGCCTGAAGGACCTCCTTCCCCGGGACGTCTCCTTGGAGATCCGGGACGAGACGGTCTCCGGGACCTCCCTCGGGATGACCTACGCGGAGCCGGCGGACTGGACGCTGGACCCGGACCAACTCTCCGCGGCAAGAGCGGCGCTCCGCCGGAGGCAGGGGTTCCTGATCGGCCCCTGCTCCAGCGGGAAGACGGAGATCCTCCTCAAGTTCGCCTCGGACGCGGGGGAGCGGACGCTGGTGATCGTTCACACGGAGCGGATCCTCAAGGACTGGGCGGCGAAGGTCTCCGAGCGCTTCTTCGTCCCGGCGAAGGAGGTAGGTCTCCTCTACGGGAAGGCGAAGCGGGAGCGGACCCTGACGATCGGGATGGTCCGAACCGTCTTGAACCTGATCGAGAAGGACCCGGATTTTGTCCGGCGCTGGGGGACCGTGATCCTGGACGAGGCCCACCACGCCAGCGCCGCCACGTTCTCGGAGCTGATCAACTCCTTCCCCGCGCGGTACCGGATCGCGGCGACCGCGACCCCGAAGCGGAAGGACGGGAAGGAGGTCCTCACATTCGACGCGTTCGGATCCGTCTACGCGCGGAAGCAGCGGGGGACGGGCCGGAAGGTGGCCCCGAGGGTCCTCTTCGAGATCACGGACGCAGATCTGGACCGCTACGGGCGGATAATCCCGGTGGACGTGGTGGTGGTCCCCACGGAGTTCGACTTCGACCTGAACCACGCCCGGAGGATGGAGGCGGACGGGTGGGAGCAGCGGGCGAAGGGGAGCCAGATCCAGGCGGCGAAGGACTGGGCCAAGTCCCGGAAGTGGGAGGGACCTCTGAACACCTACGCGGACATGCTGGACGAGATGAGCCGGGACGCCCACCGGCAGGCGCGGATCCTGGAGTACCTCCTCCCGGAGGTCAGGGACGGGCAGACCTGCGTCCTTCTCGCGGACCGGCGGGAGTTCTGCCTGGACACCCAGGCGTGGCTGAAGCGCCGGAAGATCCCCTGCGGACGCCTGATGGGAGGGCGGAACTCGAAGGAGCAGGACCGGACCGCGAAGGGGCTCTCCGACGGGTCCCTCCTCTGCGCGGTGGGGACGACGGTGGCGGACGAGGGGATGGACATCGGGAGACTCTCCCGCGGCTTCGGTTGCACCCCCGCCGCCAAGAACCCGGGGAGGCTGACCCAACAGCTGGGGCGCTTCAAGCGCAAGTTCCCGGGGAAGACGGACGCGGTCTACTTCTACTTCTGGGACCGGAGCGTCCCGGACCTCCGGGGGCACGCCCGGGCTGTCTTCAACGCGGTGAAGGCCCCCCACCGGGTCTGGTTCTCGGAGCGACCGGGGGAGCGGGTCCCGATGACGCGGGAACTCCTTAGGAGGTTGGAAGATGAGCGATAGCAGACTGATCAACGCCCTGAACTACGAGCTGAAGCTCCCGGGGGAGAACCGGGTCGTAGACCACCTCTCCGCCCTGAAGCTCCGCGCCGCCGCCTTCTCCGCGGCGGTCCAGCTGCGGTTTGACAAAATCACCACCGCCGTGACGCTCCTGGACTTCGCGGTCCTCCTCCTCTCCCTGAACGAACCCCGGTACGGACCGGAGCGGGTGGTGGAGGCGTTCCAGGAGAGTGTTCAACGTCACTACAACTTGAAGGGAGTCGGAAGATGAGAACCGAGACAATGGGAACGGACGCGGCGAAGCTGGACAACTTCGCGGAGCTGAAGAGCGGGAACGTAGCGGGGGTCGGTACGTTGGGAAGGGACCTCGTAGTCTTCTTCCACGCCGGGAGCGCCTACCTATACCCGGAGGCGGCGGATCACTTCCCTCTACTGAAGCAGGCGGTCTCCCCCGGGGGGTACTTCTCCTCCAACGTTCGGAAGCTTAAGTACCGTAAGATCTGCGCCTTCTCCTCTTGCCTCGAAGCGGTGACCCCGCCGGATATCTACTGCCGGGGCTGTGAGAGGAGTATCTCCGAGGAGGGAGGGGAGGATGAGTAAACCGGACTTGAAGGTTCACTTCTCCCTAGGTGAGGTAGTTACCACGCTCCTGGAACTGGCGGATGATCAGGGGAGGATCCCGGAGGAATTTGAAGATAGATACCAAAAGCTAAGAGACGGTGGGACCGCGGACGGGGCTTGCGTCACCCTGGAGCAAGTTGCGGAAGACTGCCTCGCCCTGGGAATTACCTTCAAGGAGAAGAAGCGTCCCTCCCCCACCTTCTAGAAAACATCCAAGGCGGACCTTTCCCTACATCTGGGGTAAAACCCCCCGGTAGCGAAAATTAGCCCGGAAGCACCAAACCCCCACCAAGGAGACCGGAACATGTTTCCCATCTTCGAACTTCCCCTGGCGGTCGCCTGCTCGCGCCGCCTCCTCCCAATATCCAAACTCGTCTACGCCTCCCTCCACTCCTGGCAGTACCACCGGGAACCCGCGGACTTCGAGGAGATGGCGGACCGCGTGGCTATCTCGAAGCGGGAGTTCATCCAGACCCTGGAGTACCTGGAGGAGGAGGGTCTCCTGGAGTACACGACGGAGCCGGAGTGGTACAGTCTGATAGATCCCCCCTGGTTAGAGGAGGAGGCCGCGAGGCACAAGTGCCCGGAGTGGTTGACCGTACTGGATCCGGACGGAGACCTCCTCCCGGACGAGGAGGAGGAAGGGAAGGAGGCCGCGCTATGAACGCCAACTGCTACCTCTTCCTGAAGACCCCGCTCCCAATCCAGGCAACTAAGAAGATCTCCCGCGTCGAGAAGGACGTTTGGAGTGCCGTCTTCACCCTCCGGGAGATCAACAAGCGGAGGACCCCCACCGTAAAGAGAATAGCCGCGGTGGCAACTAACGGGGACCGGCGAAACGCGAAGCGGGCGCTCCTCAAGCTGGAGTCGCTTGGTCTCATCTCCGCCCGAAAGAAGAGAACCCCGGGCGGCTACGCCATGGACTACCGCAGCGAGTGGCCGGACTGGATCGAAGAGGAGGGACGGCGCTTCCTCCTGAAGGAGAAGAACCGATCTGCGGACGTGGAGGGGGAGGAGTACTTCGACGATAAGTACCCCGAGGATGTCCCAATTTCACCCGAAAATGAGGGAGAGGGGGTGCGTCATAGTGACGCAGGGGGGGTGGGTCAAGGTGACGCAGGGGGGGTGGGTCAAGAGACCCCCCCCTTTAAGACTATAGAGACTAAGGAAGAGATCTTAAAGCAAACGGGTGTCCCGTTTGCCGACGAAGAAGAAACCTGGGACGACCCGCCGGAGGACGATGAGGAAGAGGATCTGAACCCGGACGGGGACTCCAGGACCGGGAAAGAGCGCCTCGCAGCGGAGAGGGACCGCCGGAAGAAGGGGAGGAAGAAGAAGGTTCGGAAGGCCTCCGGGTCAGACCTCGCGGAGACTCCCTCGGAGCGGTGGGAGTTCCAGGTCCACCGCGGTAAACCCGTTCGTACTTGGGGCGGGATAGACATCATCGGATACTGGGTAAGTAGGTTTCGGGAGGTTTGGCGGAAGGAGGACCCAATGTTCTTTGTCTCCGGTGTGGACGCGGTCTACGTTCGGAGGTGCGCCAGGAACTCGAAGCTGTTCGTCAAGAATCACCTCGGGGGGGACAACCGGAGGGCGAAGGAGGCCATAGACGGGATCCTGGAACACGCCAATGAGCGGGGTAGGCCGGTCTCCCTGGCTTACTACTTCACTCCGAAGAGTGACTCCGCGCTCCGGGAGGTCCTCGGGGAGCGCGGGTTGAGTAGACCCCCGCGGGAGAAGACGCTCCGGGAGATGAACAACGAGAGCGGGAGCAAGGATCTGGACTACTGGCGGGAGGAGTCGGAGCGCTGCAGAAGGAAGCGGATGGCGAAGCGTAAGAGAGAAGAGGCGAAGAAGAGGGCCGCGGGGGAGAAGAGGGCCGCGAATGGGAACTGAGCGCAATCTGATCCGGGAGTTGAAGCTCCGCTGCGGGGTTCCTCGCGCCTTCGCGGAGTTGGAACTCTCTGAGATGGACTCCGGTGGGGACGAGAAGTACCGGGAGGACCTCCAGGAGTTCCAGAGGATAGCCCGGGAGCGGTTGGACACCGGGAAGTTCCTGGATGATCCCCTCTCCCTTTACGTCTCCGGCCCGTTCGGGACCGGGAAGACCCGGATCCTAACCGGGCTCCTGAAGCGCGCCTACCAGCACCTCGTTTCCCGTCGCCCGGGACTGATCGCGCCGCGGACCTCCCCGCTCTTCGTCCGCGCCGCGGACCTCGTTGAACTCCGGTTTCGGAGGTTCGAGGAGGAGGAGGAGATGGAACTTCTCCGGGAGCGGGTGAAGAGTTCCGTCTTCCTGGCGATAGACGACGTGGGGCGGCTTAACGACTTCCGCGGGGAGATGAACTACCTGGAGCGGGTCGTGGAGGACCGGGTGGAGGAGGGTCTCTCCGTCCTGATCTCCTCCAACCTCGGGGGGCCGGAGCTGAAGAAGAGCGCTCCTCGCTTCCTGGACTTTCTCTCCTTCTTCGACGTCTACTCGCTGACTTGCGCGTCCTGGAGGGGTAGATGAGCCTGACCCTGGACGTCAACGTCGAGAACGAGCAGGTCGTAATTGGGGCGCTGATTAACGACCCGGAGGCGTTCCGGGACGTCCTTCCGCGCCTGGACCCCGCCCTCTTCGCGGAGGAGAAGCACCGGGCGCTTGTCTCCGCCCTCCGGGAACTCCGGAAGCGTGGGGCGGGTTACGCGGCGGACACCGTGGTGGAACTGACCGGGGAGGAGGTGAAGTTCAAGTACCTCCGGGACCTGGAAGAGAACTTCGGGGCGCTCCCGAAGGAGAACCTGAAGGTCCACCTGGAGGTCCTCCGCTCCAGCTCCGCGAAGTACGCCGCCTCTGAAGCCTTCTTCGAACTCTATGGCGCGTTGGATGACGCCCACGCCCCGGCGGCGGAGGCGGAGGCCGCGGCGCTCTCCGTCCTCCGGAACCTTCGGGAGCGTACCTCCGGAGGAACGCGCCTTCGCGGGGGGAATAAGCTCTTCTCCGACTGGTACGGGAACCTTGCGGACCTAGCCGCGAAGAAGACCCAGAACTTCGTGGGGACTCAGTTCTCGGCGCTGGACGCCCACCTCTATGAGGGACTCCGTCCCTCCAAGGTGGTGGTCATAGCGGCGCGCCCCGGGATGGGGAAGTCCACCCTGTGCTCCAACCTGACCCTACGCCTGGAGCGGGTCGGTCTTAACGTCCTCTCCGTGCCGGTGGAGGCGGGGACGGAGAGCGTGGTTGAGCAGATGGCGTGCTGTAAGGCCAAGGTCTCCGCGGAGAAGGTGATCAAGACCCCGGACGAGCTGACGCCCGGGGAGTTGATGTCCCTCCAGCGCGCGGGGCGGAAGATCCTGAGCAGCGAGCGGATCCAGTTCGACGACGAGATGGCGAGTCTGGACGACCTGGAGATGGCGGTGGAGGGGCGGGACTTCGACGTCGTGATCCTGGACCTCTTTGAGTACCTCCTCCAGGGGGAGCTAGACTCCGCCTTCGTCACGGAGCAGCTCCGGAGGCTGAAGCGGCTCGCGAAGCGGCGGAACTTCTGTGCGGTGGTAGTCCAGCAGATCCGGAGGATTAAGCGGAAGAAGAACCCCCGCCCTCTCCTTGCGGAGCTGAAGAACTCCGGCGGCTACGAGGAGGTGGCGGACCTGGTGATCCTCCTCCACCGCGCCGCCTACTACAACCCGGAGACGTGTGAGGAGGACGTCCTGGAGATGAAGATCGCCAAGCAGCGGCGGGGACCCCAGAACGTGACGGTGGGGTTCAAGTTCCACCCGGATATCTGCCGGGTCGGGGCGCACACGAAGGACTACGATGGGTCGAGCTAGGGACCTGGAGCGGACCCAGCGGCTACTCCGACGCCTGGACCTGGAGGAGGTCCTAGAGGAGGGCCTCGGGATCGACGTCCTCTGGAGGAGCGGGGCGGACGCTTACGCGGAGTGTCCGGACCCGGAGCACGTGGACGAGAATCCGTCTTTCCACGTCTGCGTGGAGGACGTCGAGGACTCTTCCGGGCGCTCGATGCTGGGGTGGTTTAACTGCTGGAGTCACCCGGATCCGGACGGGATGCGGGGCTTCAACTTCCTAGACCTCGTTGCCAAGGTCCGGAACGACCTCTGGGGGGAGCGGGAGGACGGGCGGTTGAACTGGCCGAACGACGCGCAGCGGGCGGAGGCCGCGGCCTGGCTCCGGGAGGAGTTCCTGACCGGGGAGGAGCGGGAATCTCGGGCGGAGCTGGCGATGCGCCGCCGTCGGAGGGTCTCCGCGCCGGAGTGGCGGGAGCTGCTCTTCCCCCCGAACGTCCCTATTGATCGGGCGGAGCCACGCTTCCGGGAGTACTTGGAACGCCGGGAGATCCCGCTTCAGCGCGCCCGGGAGTTGGACGTCCGGGTCGTCTACCACGCCGGGGAGGCGCTGAAGGGAGCTATCTCCGGGACGGTCCCGGGGGTCCTCTTCCCCATCCCCTGGGAGGGGCGGGTCGTGAACTGGTTCCTCCGCGGGGTGAACAAGCGGCTGAAGTCCCGGGACAAGGGGCGGTACTGCCCGGGCCTCCCCCTCGGGAAGGGAGCCGGGGTCCTCTGGGCTCCGGACGGGCTCCCGCCGGACCGGCCGGTGGTCCTCGTGGAGGGTATCTTCGACGCGGAGCGGGTCCGGGCGTTACTCCGACGGGAGGGTCTGGAGCGCTCCGTCGCCGCCGTCCTCGGGGGGCGGCTCTACCCGGCCCAGGCGCAGCGCCTCCGGACGGTCCCGTACCTCATCCACTTAGCGGACGGGGACGACGGGGGGTTAACCTTGGGTAAGACTGTGGATGAACAGGTGGGGAGCTTCACCCGGGCGGAAGTTCGGCAGCTCCCGGAGGGTACGGACCCCGGGGACGCGCCTGAGGACGTCCTCCTGAGGTACCTGGAGCCCCCGCGGAGCCGACTCGAGTGCAGAGTTCGGTTCCGGCGGACCCGGAGGTTGAGATGAGAGAGGAACTGGAAGAACTGAAGCGGGAACCGGAGGAGGAGGACACCGCGCAGCGGAGACCGCGGCGGACGTTCGTCACCCTCCCGGAGGTGGCGGAGGCGAAGGGGATCTCCCGGGTCGCCGTCCTCTACGCGATCCGGAGCGGGAAGCTCCCGGCCACCCGGATCGAGGGGCGGCGGGAGTGGATGATCCACGTCGAGGACGCGCGGAAGTACCTCTCCCTCCCCGTCCGCTCCCGCGCCGCGGTCTAATCGTGGGCCTCTGGGAGTTCGTCAAGCGGCACCGTTGGACGTTCGTCGCCGCCGGGGGCGTCCTCCTCCTGGCGCTCTCGGGTGTGATCTACGCGCTCGCGGTTCGACCGGGGGACCTCGGGTTTTTGGAGCGGGACGGCGCGGAGCTGAGGTGGGACCGGGCGGACGTTCCGGTCCCCTGCTTCTACGCACCGGAGGTTCCGGAGGAGTTCCTTCAGGTCTACGATCGGGTCCGGGAGGAGACCACCCTCCCGGGGGGCGCGCTCCTCTCCCCCTGTATGCCCTGGAGGCTCGAGACGCGCCCGGAGAGCCCGCGGACGGGCTTCCTCTACCTCCGGACCCTCCCTCCTTCTTCGTGGCCCTACGGGGCGTCTGAGGGCGTCACGGAGCACGCCTACGATAAGAGGACCGGGCAGATCCTGGGGGCTACGGTCTCCGTCCGCGCGGACCTCGTCACGGACTTCCGCCTCCCCGTCCTCAGGCACGAGCTGGGGCATTCGTTAGGGCTAGCTCACGACCGGGAGCGGTCCTCTGTGATGCACGAGAATGTCTCCTGGAGGGGTGGGTTTGGGGATCGGGATCTCGAGGCGCTCCGGAAAGCCTACCTAGAGTAACTTTCTTTTAAGTAATTCCAAGAACTTAAAGCTAATAATTTATTTTATATCTGGATATTTTCTTACTATATATTAAGATATTAATATGAGCCAAGGAGATAAAAAGATGGATACCCTGCTTTTGAAGGTTAAGCTCTCTACCCTGATTTCTAACTACGGGACCGCCTCTTCTTGGACCTCCCTTAAGGGCGGTAGGCTAGACCGGATGGTCTCCGCCGTAGTTAAGAACTCTTCCGCCGCGGAGGAGCTTATCTCTCTGGACGTTAATGATAATCTCTCCGCTTGTTCCTGGTTAGACCGTTACGCCGGTATCCTCCGGAGGGTAGCTTAGTTATAGCTCTAGAAAGGGATTAGAAATGGATATCGAAAAGGCGTTGACCCCTTCTGAGACCTGGGACCTGTTGAAGGCCGGGAAGCTCTACATGGACTTCGAGGGCGACGTTCCCCTCCACGTTTGGAGCGTGGAGAACGACCGCTTCTTCCGTTACCCCGGGGAGCGGGTCTACGTCGAGAGCGAGGACGGGTGGAAGACCCTTTGGGTCAGGCAAAAGGTGAGGTCGATCTGCAGAGGTGCCAGCGGAGACGGGGTTGTCTTGAACTTCAAAAACCACAACGGAGCCTCCGGGTGGTACCCGTGGCAGAACGTGCGGCTCGAGGTGGGAAAGTGAAGTATATCGGGTATATACGCGTATCGACGCTAGACCAAGCCCGGACGGGCGTCTCCCTCGCGGACCAGGAGGAGAAGATCCGTCAGTACGTGGCGCTCGCGGACGGGGAACTCGTGGACGTTATCCAGGACGGGGGGCGGAGCGGGAAGGACCTCGACCGGGAAGGGGTCCAGGAGGCGTTCTCCCGGGTCCTGAACGGGGAGGCGGACGTCCTAGTGGTCTACGCCATCGACCGCCTCTCTCGTTCCGCTCTGGACCTCCTGCAGCTGGTCTCGAAGCTTAGGGACGGGAAGCGGGGGTTCGCTTCCGTCCGGGAGCAGATGGACTCAACTACGCCCCACGGACGGTTCACGATGACGATCCTCGCGGCGGTCGCGGAGATGGAGCGGGAGATGATTCGCTCCCGCTGCCGCGACGCCTCCGCGCGCTGCGTTCGGGACGGGCGGGTCTGGGGGAAGGTCCCCTTCGGCTACCAGAGGGACCGGGGCGGGAAGCGCCTGATCGAGGACCCCGTCGAGATGGCGGTCCTCCAGGGGATCCTGGCGCTCCGGGACGCGGGTTACAGCTACGCGAAGATCGCCGCCCACCTGAACCGCCGCGGTCGGGGACCGAAGATCGGCGCGCGCTGGTACCCCTCCTCCGTTCGCTCCGTCGTACTGACCCACCAAAAGTACCGCGAGGTTCGTAGCTTACGAGAGGGTTGAGATTTACCCTTTACAGGAGTTAAAAAAGGAGATTTAATCGCCGGTCTGACCAACCGAGGAGGTCTCACCAAAATGGATAGTCGAGAGCTGGCCCTTCGGGCCTACCGTTCCAATCCCTCCAATTCCACCTTCCGGCGCGTCGAGTCGGAGTACCGCGGCTGGCTGACGACGGTTTCCGGAAGCGTCCTCCGGAGGTACCCAGGTTTGACCGGGGTCCGGGAGGACGTCTTGAACGAGGGCCTCCTGGCCCTCTCCCGGAGCGTCAGGCGGTTTCTCTGGTTCTGCGGGCGCTGCGGAGCGCCGTTCCTCGAGTTCTCGGACCTCCGCGCTCACGCCGCGGCGGAGCACCGCGTCCGCGGGGAGGTGGAGCTGGTCTCCCTCCGGAAGTTCGCGGAGCAGTCCGCCGGGTACGCCATGAAGCGGACCGCGCTCCGGCTCTACCGTCCGGAGGTCCCCAGCGAGTTCTCGGAGCAGGTCCCGGACGAGCGCTGGAGCCGGGACGTCCTAGACGTGGAGCTGCTGGTCCGGCGCGCGGAGCTTCGGATGAGCCGGGACGCCCTCCACCTCCTCCACCGCGTTCTGGGGACGCCGGAGCCGGATCCCCTCGCCCCGGAGGAGCCGGGTCTCCCGGAGCTGAGGGACCTCCTCCGGGACCTCCCTCAGGCTCATCTTGGTTATGAGTCCCCGAAGGAGGCGACATGTCGGTACCGGAACTAGAGGGACCTCGTTTCAAGCAACTGAACCTGAGCACGCTGCGGAAGACGTCCGCGGAGGTCCTGGGCTTCGAGCCCCAGGGTCGGAAGATCCGGGAGGCTCACGCGGAGGTGATGGCGGAGCTGGACCGCCGGAGGCACGAACTCCCCTACGTCTGCGGGCGGTGCAACTCCTCCTTGGACGGGGAGATGAGCAAGTGCTGGGCCTGCGGGTCCGTGATCCAGGACGAGGCGGAGGACGCGCCGCGGATGACCACTGAGGAGGTCGAGAGTCGCGCCGGGAAGCTGGGGATTGACCCTGGGGAGAAGGGGGAGGAGGAACTCCGCGCGGAGGTGGAGGCGGCGGAGAAGCGGAAGCGGAACCGCCGCGGGGACCTCGGGGGGATGGAGGCGGAGCGCCTGAACGAGCAGTTGACGGAGGCGATGGGGGACGGTTGGCGGAAGGATAGGACAAAGTTGTATATTTCCTATTTTGATCCAAGTGGTCAGAAGAGAATCGGAGTCTACAATCGTGGGCTTCAAGTACAATTTTCCGTCAATGATGGAGTTTTGGATCACTTCGAAAATTTGGAATTTTTGGACAAGGATGCACGACGCAGACGGCACACGGGGCGGACTAACTATATCTATGTTGGGGACGTCTCCCGCGAGGCCTTAGAGGTCGCTCTCTTCGTTCTACGCAAGTACAGCTGACGGGGCTTCTGATGAAGCCTGAAGAGACGCTCGTCCTCGGGGCCGGTCCCGTGGGCTTGATTGCGGCGGAGATCCTGGGGGCGCGCTACGTGGTGGGGAAGGATCCCGGGGGTTCCAAGACCCTTCGCAACCTGGCTCCAACCTACCTCTGGTGGACCCCCTCTGTGGAGCGCTTCCTCCTGGATCTTGGGCTGAATTGGGGATCTCGCTGGGTTAAGTTTGGGTGGCTTTGCTCGGGTGAGGTTAGGGACGCCCCCTCCGAGGCGGACTTGAAGAGCTATTACCGGCGTAGCCGCGGGGGCGTCTCCGGGAAAGTACCCTCCTCCGTGGCCTCCTCCGGGAAGCCGGGGGAGATCGAGGTCTCCAGCGTTCCCCTGGAGCAGATAATCGACCTTCTCTTGGAGAGGAACCTGATTTACGAGATGGAGGTGGAGTCTATCTTCCACTTGGGAACGGTGATCCGGTTCAATCAATCCCCGACGGTGGAGTTCCCCGCTACTACGTTGGTCAACACGCTCCCGAGGTCGGTCTTCTGTGAGATGATATTCCCGAAGATGGAGTTCCCACCGGAGGCAAAGGCGGGTTGGAAGACCTTCGTAAGTGGGGACGCCTACACTAGTGCGTTGGACCGGGTATGGGAGGAGCGGGAGCTTGACTTCCTCTACGTAGCGGACGAATCGCTCCCGTTCGAGCGCGTGAAGTTCCTGCATGATTCCTGGAAGAACGAGAGGTTCGTCTACGAGTTCAACGCGGTGTCAGTCCCGCCGGAATTCCTGGATCTGGTCCATGGGAAGCAGGTTTACTCCGCGCCGCTGCAGATCTCGGAGGTCTCCACCCGTCCCAGGGTGGAGGAGTTGGGGGGTAGGGTCCGGAACGTCGGGCGGTTGGCGCGGTGGGATCACTCTATCCGCCTTCACGACGTGATAGAGGAACTCTATCGCTGGAGGGATGTACGATGAAGGACGCGTTGGAGGAGATCTTCGAGACCCAGACCGCGTTCAACCGGAGGTTCTTCGCGGATCGTGGCTTGGACCTGGCGGAACTCTCCGGAGCGGACCGGGCGCAGTGGACGAAGCAATTCGTCCTCCACGTGGAGGGGGAGCTTCACGAGCTACTCCGGGAGACGAACTGGAAGATGCATCGCCTGGAGGGGAAGCGGGTCAACCGGGGGAACGTTCTGGAGGAGTGGACGGACTGCTTCAAGTTCCTGCTCGGGCTCGCCAACGTCTGGGGGTTCTCCGCCTCCGAGGTCCTGGAGGAGTTCCGCCGGAAGTCCCGGGTGGTGGACTACCGTTACGGGATGGAGCAGCGTCTCCGGGCGATCTCTCCGGGGAGTCCGGTGGTGGCGGTGGACATCGACGGGGTTCTGAACGACTACCCAGGTTGCTTCCTCCGCTGGGTTTCCCCCCCAGCTGAAGAACCGTTCGAGACGCTTGCGGCGCTCCGGGAGAAGGTGGGTCCCAAGCGGTACCGGGAGATCAAGGACGAGTACCGGAAGAGCGGGGCGAAGCGGGAGCAGGGGGTTCGACCCGGTGCGCGGGAGATGCTCAACGGACTCCGCGCCGCCGGTTACTCCGTGGTCCTACTATCCAAGCGTCCCTACTGGCGGTTCTACCGGATCTACGCGGATACGCTGGAGTGGCTGGAGCGGAACGGGCTCCGCTGCGACGCGGTCCTCTTCCACCGGGAGAAGCACCGGAAGATCCTGGAGGACTTCCCTAACCTTATCGCGATGGTGGAGGACGACCCCGCGGTGGCGCGGGAGATCCTCTCCATCGGGGTGGAGGTCTTCTTGGTAGAGGGGGAGCTGAACGTAGGGGCGGAGGTACCCGGGGCAAACAGAATTTCCAACGTCGCGGACGTCGTGACGGAACTGGAGGAGATTGGGTATGAGTCACGATAGAGTAGAGGAGATCCGGAAGTTGCGACGCCTGATGGGAACCGCTCCAGAGGCGGAGCCTGAGTTCGAGACGAAGTTCTACCGCGGGGTAGAGGGGATCCGCGTGAAGCTGGTAGATGGACCTCGGAACCCCTACCGGGCGATGTACGCGATGGGGGTCTCTACCTGGGGGCATATTCACTCTTTAGCTACTGACCGTTGGGAGGATACACCGCCGGAGGCCCGGGAGGCGGTAGTCCGGGCGGTCCTAGGGTTTAACGCCCTCCCGCTAGCGATGGAGGCCCCGAAGTTTACGTTCGAGGTCTATAACCTTACGCGGTGGAGCTTCGATCAGATCGCCCGCGCGCGGATCGGGGCGGTCTTCGCTTCCCTCGGGACGCGGGATAACAACCATTTGGGGATCCCCTTCCGGATGCACGAGGCGACTTGGAGGAACGAGTCGAAGCGAGGTCTCTTTGTGGGCAACGCCAAGAACGCCAAGGACGCGTACCGGACGTTGGTGGAGAGTGGGAGGGGGAGTTGGCAGGAGGCGCGGACGTTCCTCCCGATCTCGGTGGTCCATCGCTTCACGATGTCGATCAACTTCCTTGCCCTCCGGGGGATGTGCGCCCGGAGGATGACCTTCTCGGAGGCGGAGGACACTGTTGCGGTGGCGTGGCTCCTTCGAGACCGTTTGATGAAGGCGGACGCCTACCCGCTTCTCGCCGCCCATCTTCGACCCGCTTGTGACGGCGCGGGGACCTGCCGGTATCACAAGGCTCACACGATTTCAGAGGCCTTTGGGTGTCTTTTCAAGAGCTGTGGTCGACACCCGGTGAAGAGCGCCCCCGGGAACCCGGATTTCGATTACGAGTATGCGGACTTTAACGTCAGTTGTTCGGACCGAAAGACGATTCAGGATCAGCTGCAGATTTCGATCCCGGAGCGGACCATGGATCCTGACAAGGTGGAACTTACTTCCCGCGACCGTTTCCTCTTAGGATTTCAGGCTCAGAATGAGGAGGAGTTTGAAGATTGGAGGTGGTACGCGCAGGCGGAGAGAGGGGTGGATGCAAACCCGTTCCCCCTCCCGGATTCCGGGGCTGCAGTTGAACCGGTGGACCTCCCGTGATCCGCGCGCTGGAGGGGGTGAACTTCGTCGGGAAAAGTACGGCTACTAATCTTCTCTCTGTGGAGTTTGGTTTTCCTGTTTATTCGGATCCTGGAAGGCATGGATTGTTTGAAGATTGGTTAGTTCCGTTTTCTCCGCGTGAATGGCAGGTTCAAGGGACTCAAAATGCATTAGCTAGTACAGTGTTTTCCAACTGGGTAGACGTAATTTTGGATCGCTGGATCCTCTCGAATTTGGTTCACGATGAGGAGCGGGGATTGAAAATCCCGGACCGCGTTATCTGGAAAATTTTGGAGTTGACTGATAATGCGAGGGTGTACCTCCTACATGCGGATCTTTCGGTGGTGTTGGAGCGAGCGGAGGAGCGTGGTGTGGTAGTAACTGATTCGCTCCGGGATACGATATTCAAGCGGGCAGAAGCCTTTCTTCGTTGGGCCACCGTTTTGGATTCTTACTATGGGGTCGAAGTTTATCTCGTTAACGCAAACTGGAGTAGTGGAGAGGTTTTCGATGCGATATATCGTAACTGGTAGCAGTGGGATGCTGGGTCATGTCTTGGACGAGACCCTTCGGTCCCTGGGTCACGAGCGGTTGATCCCGAGCGGTCGGAACTGGAAGAGCCCTTCCACCGGGGAGATAGAGCCGGACTTCCGGGACCCTGTATATCTTCGTTGGCTGGAGGGGGCGAACGTGGACGTCTTCTTCCACGCCGGGGCGTTGGTGGGGACGACGCGATGTGAGGCGCACGCGGAGGATGCCTGGAGCTGCAACGTCGAGGCGGTCCGGAGGATCGCGGATATCCTCTCCCGGCGACGGATCTACACCGTCTTCTACGCCACTGCTGCGGAGATGGAGCCGGGGGAGTATGGGTTGGACCGGCCTATCGACGTGGGACGGACCCCCCGGAACCCGCTTACCCGTTACGGGATTACGAAGTTGGCGGGGCGGGAGTTGATGGAGGTCCTTTTCCGGGAGCGTGGTGTGGAGGAACTCCTTCTCCAGGTCTATCCTAGCTTTGGCTTCGGAGGGGCGCGGGACGGGAACTCCTGTGTGGCCGACCTTCTGAAGTGTGCCCTCGGGGTTTATGACCGCAGACCCTTCCTCCCGCTCGCCCCGGAGAACATCAAGGAGGTCACACCGCACTCCTACATCGCGGAACTTTCCGTCCGCGCCGCGGAGCGACGTCTCTCTGGGAAGATTCCTATCGCGTCTGGGGTCTGGACCCGTTACGCGGAGATCGTGGAGATGGTCGAGGATGTCACCGGGGAGAAGTTGGACCCGGAGTGGCGTGCGGACCTGGACTACAAGGGGGACTTCTTACATGTACGGGAGGACGTCTTCTCCTTGGCAGAGGATCTGGGGGTTCCGGTCCTGACGCGGGTGGAGATCAAAGCGGCTCTCGTGGATGAGATGAACGGGATCCTGAACGCGGAGGGTGCCGGGGTGATGGCGAATCACGAGTGGCGGTTCGCGGAGAAGCTTGTGGAGGCGTTCCCGGGTTGGGAGGGACGTAGATGATTAGATATTTGAATAAATTAGTTGAAGTATTGACTAATTTGGATAACGAAGAGCGTATTGAGGCTTTGAATTTGGTAAAGACGGAGCTTCATAAAATTTCTCCTTTCAAGGCGGAGCCTGTGGATTGTGTGCTTTGGGAGCGTACTTCTCGTGTAATTGCTAACGATTACAATCCTAATGCTGTTGCTCCTCCGGAAATGGAGTTACTTCGGATTTCGATAGAGTCGGATGGATTCACCCAACCTGTTGTGACGGATTTCAGTGACGAGTCTGAGGTGTTTGTGGTGGTGGATGGATTTCACCGTAATCGAGTGGCTCGAGAGTGTGAATCTGTGGTGGATAAGTTGGGTGGTTACCTTCCGATAGTTCAGATACGTGCTGATCAGAAGGGGCGTTCAGATAGAATTGCTTCGACGATTCGTCACAATCGCGCAAGGGGTAAGCATCAAATCGCAAAGATGTCTGATATTGTGATTGAATTGAAGCGGAGAAATTGGTCTGACAAGAAGATAGGTCGTGAACTTGGGATGGATCCTGATGAGGTGTTGCGATTGGCTCAGATTACTGGGTTAGCAGAAGCGTTTCGGGACAAGGAGTTCACTCGGGCCTGGGAGGCAGATTTGAAGTTGGATGACGAGTTGATCGAGGGATTGGTCGAAGAGGTCGACTTGGATGAGTAGGTTGGAAACGATAGATTTTGAGAGAGTTCAACCTGGTAGAGTTTACTTTCATTACTTGGATTTGGAGGAGTATCACGCCGGGTTTTGGAAGTCTGTTTACAATCGGGATATTAAGGCGCGCTTGACTGCTACTTCGGTTAAGATTTTGCGGGATCGGGATATTTTTAGTGGTGCAGTTCAACGTGTGATAAAGGAGTGGCCAAACTCTTGTCTAGCGGAATTTACTGCTCCTGGAAATCACAGGGCTTGGTTGGGTCAGGCTGCGTGCTGTCTCGTTGCTGGTGTTCCGGAGAACCTGACTCGGTTAGCGTGGTGGAAGTTAACTGAGGTCCAAAGAATCGCCGCTAACGATATTGCGGAGATTGCTATTCGAGATTGGAGGATAAGACGTGTTGAAACGAAGACTTGAGATCAACGTCTTGGAGGCAGCTCGGGAACGGATAGCGCGGGTTTTCGACGATTTTGAGAGAATTTATGTGGCGTTTAGTGGGGGTAAGGACTCAACTGTGATGATGCACTTGGCGTGTGAAGAGGCACGCCGTCGGGAGTGTAGAGTTGGGATCTTAATGGTGGATTTGGAAGGTTACTTTGAAATCACGGTGAAACACTGCGTTGAAATGTTTGAAATGTACGCGGATGTGATAGAGCCGTTTTGGATTTGTCTTCCGATTCACCTTCGTAATGCAGTGAGTGTGTTTGAGCCGTTTTGGGTTTGTTGGGATCCTAAAGCAGAAGGGGCTTGGGTTCGACGACCTCCAAAGGAAGCGATTGTTGATTCAGGGTACTTTCCTTTTTTCCGTGAAGGTATGGAGTTTGAGGAATTTGTGCCGCTATTTGGGGATTGGTACGCAGATGGGAAGCGGTGTGCGTGTCTTGTGGGTATCCGCACGGACGAGAGTTTGAATCGCTTTCGAACAATTGCGATTTCCCAAAAGGAGAGATTTGAGGGTCTTTCTTGGACGACGAAGATCACCAAGGATCTCTATAACGTATACCCTATTTACGATTGGTCTGTTGAAGATATTTGGGTATATCACGCGAAGTTTGGAGATAAGCCTCACAATCGGCTGTACGATTTGATGCACCAAGCGGGTATGACGCCTTCCCAGATGCGAATTTGTCAACCTTATGGAGACGATCAAAGGCGTAACTTGTGGCTATTTCACATTATCGAACCTAAGACTTGGGCCAGGATTGTTGCACGTGTGAATGGTGCTAATGGGGGAGCACTTTATATTCAGGAGTGGGGAAATATTAATGGTTATCGAAAGATAACTAAACCTGTTGGGCATACTTGGAGAAGTTTCTCAGAACTCCTCGTGGCTTCGATGCCAGAAAAGTCAAAGATTCACTATCGTAACAAGATCCTTCTTTTTGAAAAGTGGTGGACAGAGCGTGGTTACCCTGAAGGGATTCCTGATGAGGCGGATCCACGAATGGAGGCTAATCGCAAAGCTCCAAGTTGGCGGAGAGTATGTAAATCGTTACTTAGAAACGATTATTGGTGTAAGGGACTTGGATTTAGTCAGCAGAAGAGTGCTGCCTACAAGGCTTACTTGGAGTTGATGAAGCGGCGGAAGAAATCTTGGGGTGTCAGTGATGTTAAGTTGGGGTTTGTATGAGAAGTCCACGTGTTAAGAGACTTCAAGAGAACGGGTTTCGATCTGGAGCTTCTCTTGTAGCTGATGCGGACACTCAGGCGTTTGCGGAGGATCAAGTAGAGCACCGCGCGCAGTACCAGCAGACCGCTGCGTCCGTGGAGGAGGTCAAGGACAAGCGGAGCGTTGAGGACCTCCAGGACGCTACGGACTTCGACGACTTGAAGAAGGCGGCTTGGACCTTCAATCCGGGGACGGAGTACTACCACGGGTGGTCGGAGGGAAACGACATAATCTTACTTCGGAGGGATCCGGAGACGGGGCGGCGGATCCGGGAGATTCACCCGTTTGAGTGGTACTTCTACGTCACTCGGGAGGACTATGAGAGTGTACCCAAGGATTCCTGGGATTGGCTCTGTAGTTGTGGAACGCTCGCGGAGAAGGTGGTTCCGGACGAGAACTATCCTGATTTGTACTATCGGGTTTACGTAAAGAACCCTGTTCCGAAGTTGGATAAGAAGAGGATCTTTTCGAATGTCGGAGATCCGGATCGTGGTGCGAATTGGGCGATTCCTTTCTATCGAGGTGAGAGTTCAAGATCTATCAGATGGCCACGGGACCGGGAGAAGTGGACGAGAGTTCACAAAGTGATCAATTGGTGTGAGCGAAAGGGAGTGACACCGTTGGAGGCGGATCTTACGCCGAAGCAGCGGTTTCTCACGGATTACGATATAACGATCACTCCGAAATTTCGGATAGGGTTCTTCGATATTGAGACGGATGACTCTGTTGGAGGGTTCGATAAGAAGGAGCAGTGTCGAATTCTCTCAATAGCTTGGGAGGGGGACCGCTTCGAGGAAGATCCAACTGATTGTGGATTCTTGTTGCTACAGGAGGAGACGGACGAGGCTGAGAAGAAGTTGCTTTTGGAGTTCAAGCGTAGTTGCGTCAATAAATACGACGTATTGTCGGCTTGGAATGGGACTGGGTTTGACTTTCCTGTTCTATTCTATCGGTTTTGGAAGCACAAAATTCGAATCGACTGGCGTTATCACCTCTTTGCAGATCCGCTTCCTATCTTCAAGCGGCACTACGTTAGAGCCGGAGGGGATGCGATTTCCTACTCCCTTGATTCTATCGGGGAGAAGGTTCTGAAGATGAATAAGATCGACTGGAGGACGATCTTTCGGAAACGTCACCCTGGGGTGGTCCCGAAGTTCATCAACCTCTACCGGCACGACCCGGAGCTTTTGGAGGAGTACAACCGTCTGGACGCCACAATCCTCCGGAAGCTGGAGGCGTTCACCGGGTTCGTGGCGATCGAGCAGATCTTCTGCCGGATTGCGAACGGGTTCCCGAACGATTTTCAGATTTCGACTAAGGTGGACCAGCTCTTACTGAAGAAGGGGTTCAAGGAGGGGCATCACTTCCCGACGAGATACTGGTCTCCTGGTAAGCCGGAGAAGTACGAAGGAGCTTACGTATTTCCGCCGGTTCGCGGGATGCACCGGAACGTTGCCGCGTTTGACTTCAAGAGCCTGTACCCCTCGATGATCTCCAGTTTCAATATCTCCCCGGAGACAATCGTGAAGGAGGAGAACAGGGCGGATTTTGAGGAGAAGGACCTTTGCAGGATCCCGGAACTTGATTTGGAGCGGGAGGACGGGGACGGGGAGATAGAGGTCTTGCAGAAGGGTGGTTCCACCTTCAGGTTGGACAAGCAGGGGTACCTCTCGCAGATGTTTGAGCGTACTTTGATGAGGAGGAAGAAGTACCAGGACCTTCAGAAGGAGCGTTTGAAGGTCACCGGGACGACTCAGGACGATCTCTTCCTCCTCTACTATCGCTTGGCTTACTCCTTCAAGCGGTTGGGGTTATCCTTCTACGGAGATATCGGGAACTCCAGGTCCAGGTTCTACGACACTGAGGTGGCGGAGGCGATCACTCTCTCTGGTCAGTTCTTTATCAAGGAAACAGCTAAATACGCCCAAGAGTGCGGAATGATTCCACTTTATGGGGACACCGATTCCATCTACGTCCAGTTAGCACCTACTGAACAGGAGTGGGATTCGCAGGAGGAGCGGATCGCGGAGTTGAACGAAATTGGGGAACGCTTCGTGGAGTATTGTCAGGAGCGTTATCTGAAGATCCTCAAGGAGCACAATTGCAACCTGGATTGGAACCTTATCTTCCTGGAGTTCGAGGACACCTACGACCGGATTTTCTTCATCGTCAAGAAGCGGTACGCCGGGAGGATGCTCTCCCACAAGGGGGGGAAGACGGACCACGTGGAGGTCAAGGGTCTCGAGGTGATGCGGAGCGATTGCTCCGGGAAAACGCGGGCGCTTCAGCAAGCGGTGTTGGACGGAATTCTCATGACGGGGATGACCGCGGAGCAGCTGGAGCGGGAACTGATAGAGCCGGAGTTCAACAGGTGCGTCTCCGGTGAACTTACCGTGGACGAGGTCTGCATCGGGAAGGGGATCTCCAAGGAGCCGGAGAAGTACAAGACGACCCCGCTCCACGTGGCTTTGGCACAGGAGATCAAGGACCACGGGCGGGAGTTCTTCGTTGGGATGAAGGTGGAGTACGTGGTCACCGGGGTGAAGCCGAAGCTCCAGGGCGTGACGCGAGAGGAGTACGAGGACTCGAACGGGGAGTTGGTTTACGACCCGGAGTACTACTGGGATCGGGTGGTCTACCCCGCCTCGATGAGGATCCTGGAGGTCTGTTACCCGGAGAAGGACTGGACTCGCTGGAAGGTGGCGGACAATCGGAGGCGGCGGAAATTGGTGGACCGCTACAAGATCTGGTTAGCTGACCCGAAGCGGGTAGAGAAGGCGCTCCTCCAGATCCGGGAGAATAAGCGTGGACTCCTAGGACCGCCGGAACTGGCGGAACTCCGGACCGCGCCCCGCGTCCGCATCTTGGATAGGAGTGAGGGATGAAGCGCGCAAGGACCAAGAAGCTCAGCTCTAAGGCGGCGCTGGAGGAGCACCAGAAGCGGGGGGAGCGGTTCGGCTTCCTCCGGCAGCGACTCGCCCGGGTGGACGTGGAGGAGGTCTGGGAGACCCTGGAGGAG